ATTAGTAGTGAAAGAGAATCTGAAGGTGCAATGGAAGAGGCACGAGTTGTCGATGACAAACCAAAAAGACGTAAGCGATCTAAATATCAGCGTGAATTAGGTAGACAATTGAAGATGTTAAAGAAGAAACATCCGCGAACTAAGATTACAGCATTAATGAAACGCGCTCACAGAGCGACAAAAAAAGCATTGAAGCGTTAAATCTCATCGCATTCAACACAGATGTGGTATCTGCGATCTGTTGACATAACATAATTGTCAATCTTTACCCAGGTAATCTCGTCACATATCTTACAAACTAGAGCTAACTTCATCTCGAATCACCACAATAACTGCAATGTTCTTCTTGTTCACAAATTAACTGATCGATTTCTGCTAATTCCATCTGTCTCCAAACATAAGAACCAACTTCTTTAATCCAACAATCACCACAACGCCATTTAATTGGTAACATTTTACCTTCAGTATCAAGATATTCTTGGTAATGATGAGGACATAATACCACATTGCCATCATCATTGTCAATATGCCATAAATAATCCATGGAATGTTGATAATCACAAAAGTCACAATAGCCGTTTGTTCGAGTTCCTACTTGCCCATAGAGGTAAATCATTCATCTTCACCTTCACTAAACTCATTGATAACCAGGGAATTGGGTGATTTAGAACAAACAGGACAATATAATCCAGAAGTTCTTTTTCTTCCACATTGCATAATGCATTCTTTGTCTATTCTTCTGGTCTTTTTAGCCCGTTCTTTATGTTCTGATCGTAGTTTATCGCGTACCCACTGCGAGAAGTTCGGCTTTTTGGCTGCGAGGTCCCAAGAAGTTGGGTCCAGAGTGATGAGTTTCTGTCTCATATTACCAAGGAATTGCTCATTTCATATATATATGTCCCAAGAAAGCCCAAGGGGTATCCCACGAAGGTTAGAAATATGGTTGGCATGCCATGGGGGTGGTGGTGATAAGGAACTTGGAGGGGGACACTTCCTCCAAGGCCTCGGGGCGGCTTCGCCGCGAAGATTATAATCCGAGGCTGTGTACGGCCAAATATGGCAAAAGCATACACCATATCTAGCGATCCATTTTTCGTAAACGGATCTATTGTTGAAACAGGACCGAACACATACACAGCAGAAGAGATCTCTCTTCCTCTGGATTCTCTTAACCAAGAAGGAATCCTAGTCCATGCTGTTTACTTTACTTCCTCAGAACCTGAACAATTACCTGGTGCACGTACTGCGGTTACTCTTGAAGTTACTTCTACTAGCAAAACAGGATTGATTGGCGCTAATGATGCAAACCTAGTAGCACGTCGTCAACTCTTCGTGAGTGGCGGTGCTGCTGAGTTTAGCGGTCCTCACATTGTAGACTTCATAGGTTCTGAAGCTCCATACCAAGTTTCTGACAATTTAATGATAATTGCAACTGACAACGTCTACTTTGCGATCAAGGGCGCTAACAATACAGCCCCGGCTTCTGGCCAATTTAGAATGGTTTGTTCAAGAATCAAACTTACTGCCTCTGCATATGCTGCACTTGTTACTAACGAATTGTCTTCGTGAGGTGCATAGTTTGGTGGCTATACATGGCCGCTGGTGTGGACCCAACTGGACAGACGGCAGAAACATCTCGGCACGAGACTACAAACTCCAAGGCGGAGATTTTACATCCAGGTGCGTAGATGATTTGGATTGTGCTTGTCGTGAACACGATAAGGCATGCTCTGTCAAAGGTGGGTGTTCTGCAGCTGCTGATCGGAAACTAGCTGCAAAAGCACAGTGGATAGCGCTGACAAATCCTAAATTAAGATCCGTTGCCCAGGTAATTGCATCAGGAATTGCCCTGGCATCAATAACCAGGAGAAAATAAGATAACCAGGAGATAATAAAATGCCCACTGTGACCATGACCCTAGAAGAATACGAAGCATTACGATCACTAATTAGTAGTGAAAGAGAATCTGAAGGTGCAATGGAAGAGGCACGAGTTGTCGATGACAAACCAAAAAGACGTAAGCGATCTAAATATCAGCGTGAATTAGGTAGACAATTGAAGATGTTAAAG